GTGGCGCTGTTCATGTACAACTGCACGTTCTCGGCAACGTGCTTCTTCTTCACAAACTCGTTGCTCACCACGAACAGCAATGCTGACTTGATCACCTTGATCTTGGGGAACTTGGCGAACACAGCCACAGCCATGTAGTCCAACTGTTTGGTGTCGGCGTACTTGGCGTTCTTGCTGGTCTTGTAGTCCACCATGTGGGCAACACCGTTGTCCTCGTCAACGATCAGCAAGTCAACAATGCCATGCCACCAAGCATTCGGCGCGTCATAGTCACACGCCTCCAGCTTCTCAGTTATCCCCATCTTGATCTCACAGTATTTCTCACCGGGGATCTTCTTCAACGCCTCAATCGTCGGGATCATGTAGTCGTACTTAGCCGGGATTGGGACACCGTCGGCAACGTGATCCTCAGCAGCCTTGTGCACAGCCGAGCCATACAGCGCGGACTCGTGCGGACGATCAACTACGTCCTTGGCTACCTTCAGGTGGAAGTACTTCTTGGGGCACTGTTGAAAGGTCTTCAGACTGCTGTAAGACCAAGTCGGCATGTTCAACGCAATGTCTCCTTACCCTGCATGATTGCAAGCGAAGCGCTCAGGATACGCGCCTCCACACCAATCTTCAAGGCCAATTCGTTGGCGGCTTCGTAGTCTTTGTTAAGGCACAGGTCATGGCACTCACGTGCCAGCCTCTCAATGTTGATGAGGGGCATTGCATAGTCAACGATCTCAGCAGTCACCATAGCTTTTTCCATATCCAGCTTCACAGTTCAAAGGAAGTTCAGCAGCCCACCTGGGCCGTAAACGCATACACAACTCGACGTACTCTTTAGCCCGCTCGGCTTCATCTTCAGGGGCGATGCAAGCCACAGCATCGTGCACGGTCATCACCACTTTGTACTTCTTGGCAATCATGAGCATCTGCTCACCGATGACGATGCGGGCCAGAGCTTGGCAAACATTCTCCACCACCTTGCCCCCGTAGATGCGGTTGGGCACGGTCGTTTTCCCTTTCTTGGTGTCGTAGACGTACTCTGTTTTGTCTGAGTCTGAGTCAGGGTCCTTGCGTTTACGCAGGTTCGGATACTTCAGGTACAGCCCATTGGGCAGGAGGATGCCCCGCTTACCGTCCACGCTCAGGATGTCGTCGCGTCCGAAGGAGTCGGCGTTGTTGCCGATGATGGAGTCGAGGATCTTCTGTGCCCGCTTCCAGAGTTCAGGAATCCGAGGGTATGTTTCTCGGTAGACGTTGATGATGCGCTGGCACTCGGCTTCTTCCAATTTGACGCCGAAGGTCTTGAGTTGCGCTTGGAACTTCTTGGCCCCCATCCCGTAACCTGCACCAAGGACCGTTTGCTTGCCGACAAAGCGCTCATCTTTCGTAATCGCGCCAATAGCCTTGCCGTAGATAGCAGCAGCCATGATCTTGTAAACGTCCTCACCTTTTTCAAACGCCTCCACCAAGTCGTTCTGTCCAGCTAGCCATGCCAGAGTACGTGCTTCGATCTGAGATGAGTCAGAGTCAAGCATCACGTAGCCCGCAGGGGGGATGATCGCGTACTTCAACGCACCGCCACGCGGCAGGTTCTGCAGGTTCAGCTTGTCGTCCCCGCCCCAGCGCCCAGTGTGCGCAGCGTAGTAGCGTAAGGGAACGGGCATCGGCCCTCGTTCAGAGATACCAATGAACCGCTGGGTCCGCGTCTCCTCCAGCGTGGATTTCGTACCAAGCCGAGCAGCAACCAGCGCCTGTACGTCCGGGTTCTCATGCTCCAGCAGTGCCTTGAACTCTTCGTCGGTTTTTGAGAATGCGTAAGTCTCCTTGCCCGTCGTTGGGCTCATCTTCATCGGTGGCTCGACACCGTATGCCTGCTACCGAGCCAACTCAGTCGGCGTGAAGTCCGCTCGGCGTTTGCCCAAGGCGTTGAGCACCTCGTCGCCCTTGACCCCTAGTTCGTAGTGCTTCGCAAGTACTGCCAAGCTGCCACCAACTTCTGTACCGTGCAGTGCACGGCCCATGCTGAGAGTGTCCAGCCAACCTTTAGGATGGATATCAAAATGCCAGCTAAGAATAGCGGCGTCAAACATAGCGTTATGAGCGAGTGCAAGATTGCTCCCGAAGTCGAACGACTCAAGGAACTCCTTCGTCTCCTTACGTGTGCCAGAAAACCATACAGGCTCATCGCTACCTACTTGTACTGAAACACCTATAACTTCGAAGTCTGGACTGCGAACGTACTCTTCCGTGGTTAACTTTGTTAGGCTGAACTCGCGGCTGTAGTACGTCTCCGTGTCCACCGTGATGATTTTCAAGTCAGCTCCTTCAGCTTCAACTCAAGCAAGTCAAGCGTGTCTTCCCGAATCACAAGCGACAGCACAGGAAGTCGGGAACCCCCGAGTTCCCGTACATCGTGCCAATAGGCATTGCGTAGTACACGTTGTACTTGGTCAGGAGATCCTTGATCTTGGCCTTGACCTTTGACTCGGGGGTTGCTGCCATGATCAGCCCTTCTCAATCTCACGTTGCAGATACCACAGCGCCTTCTGAAGGTTCTCCATCCGGTCACCTTTGTGGTCGGCACGGGTTACATACTTGACCACGTTGCCCAGGCGATAGTTCAACCCCTTGGCCTCGATGAAGTCGATGGTCTCGATGCCACCAGTCTTGTAGTGCGGCGGGTGGTTGACCATGTCTATGGGTTCCTGCGCACCCATGTCTTCTTGGGGTTGTTGCACGGCACCGAGGGTGATGGTGGTTGGTTGGGAGGAGATAGACATTGCGAGTGTTTTCCAGGCGGGTTCGGCTTTTGCCGTGGCTTCCATCTTCATCTTGCTACGAACAACATATACGTTGGCAGGGGTTACATTCAACGTAACGGCTGCATCCCTTGGCTTGGCGTTGGGGTGCTTGGTGAAGTAAGCACGGATGCGTGCGGCGTCAGTCATTTTCTTGCGTCCCATTTTGGGCTCCTTGTTGGGCTAGTTGGTTGTTGACGTAATCGGTAAGAACTTCTCTCATCTTCGCCTGCATGCTGTCGGGGTACTGGGTTTTGTAGAACTCCAGTACGTGCTTTTCCATACGCAGGCTCGTGCAAAACAGCCGTGGCTTCTTACCGGGACCACGACCCTTCTTCACTTTGGGTTGTTCATCATTCATAAAAGTGCATCTCCAGATTCTTGCGCTTGTGCATAAGCTGACTTACGCGGCGCAGCGTTTACAAAACATCTTCCTTCTTTGTAGCTGAACATAAAGGGCCAGTTCACCACGGCATCTTTTGGAGCGCGGACGTATCGAACTTCGGTTCCTTTGGCTTCTTCTTGTAGTTTGACTTCGGTGTGTGGCGCATCACTTTGTCTAGAAACTGATGCGCCTCCGTAGGCATGGTCGTCGTCTTGCTGACCTTCTCCTCCGTTATCCAAGAGTTGTGGCATGACTTGCATATCCTCCTGCGCCATACCATGTCCTCTGTTCGTCGGGACTCTGGTGTAAGTTGTTTGATACTGCCGCACTTTGGGCATTTCATTTCTCCCCCTTCAGATACCGCTCCACCGCCCGAGCGAAGTGGTGGTGGAACCCACCGTTCTGGTGCCACAGGTCAGCGATGACCTCGTCTGTGAGGGTGCGTTCAACCGCATTTGCCATGCGGTTCACTGCTCGGTCCACGCTGCGCTTGGCTTGTTCACTCATGCCGTCCACAAACCCGCGTTCGTAGTCTTCGTTCGGCTTCTCCAGCGCGGCTTTGAGGGCGTTGACTGTTTTGTTGAGATTGCTTCCCGGCACAAGCCAGAATTCAGATCTTGCGTTTGTTACTTTGATGAACTCCAGCGCTTGACGCGCAGCGTCTCTCAGGTCACTCATCTTCCACCTCCACAAAATCTCCGTTAGGACACGGACCATGCCCGACCCACGGGCCGATCCACACTTGGCGCATAGCCTCGGGATGCACAGGATTCATGTGCACGTTCCTTGCGCATTGTTTGCACTGATCGAGCAGTGGGTTGCTCTCACAGCGGGCGAAGTCTTGGGGTTTGTAGTTCACGGGTTCCCTTCCCTAATCTTGGTGTTTATCTCATGCGCGTTGTTGTCACTGATGCACAGGCCCGTGACGATGCGGCAAGCACGGTCACGCTCGGCAGCGGCGACAAGCGCGGCGAACTTTTCAAGCTCCTCGTCCCAATCTTCGTAGGCATAACTGACATCCGGCTCATCGCAGGCGCTGTAAATTGGATTTAACCCAGCCTCCCGAGCCATGCGGATGATGTCGTCGCGGGTCATGCTTGCCCCTCCGCTCGTGCAATGGCGGCTCGGGCCGCATTGATGTCCCTTTGCAAGTCCCACTTCTTCTGGAAGTAATCTGTAGCGTAGGTGCCCCAATGTTCAATCGCATCGGTTGCATCTTTCAACGCCTGCAGCAGTTCAGCCAAAACACCATTATCAAAATGGTGGCGTTCATGGAGAAGCACATTCTCGGCATGTAAACGCCGCAGTTCGGCCACTGCCTCGTTGCGCTGGTCAATGGCGGCTTCGTACAGTTTCTGCCAAGTCGATTTGGCTCCTGCTCCTGCTCCGGCTGCTCCAGCGCGGCCTTGAGGGCGACTGCGACAGCAAGGCATTCGTCAGTCATAGACGGCGACCACGCTTCGCATCCGGTGTAGTTCGTCGCTTCTTCCAACGCCTCCAGCGCCTGACGCGCAGCGTCTCTCAGGTCAGTCATAGTTCTTGCTCCTTAAAGCGGCTTCAATGGCGCGGGCGAACCGCTGTATGTGCGCTTCATCAGCCCAATAGTTCTCCGCTGTGTCATTCATCAGGTGCATCGTTTCGTCCCTGTCCAGCCCTCGCCACTCGCGCTTCACCACAACAACGCCCGGACTCTCTCGGCTATCGTGGCATGCACAACCACGCTCGAAACAACCTTCATCAACGATCATGCTTCACTCCTTGCACCGTACTCATGCCAATGCTTCTCACAGATCATGCCGAATGCAGTGCTGCCATCTCTTTGCCAGTACGCAGGAACACCGCCGTGCTGCGACGGACAGCCGCATGAAAGGGTGAACTTGGGTTTCTCCAGCGCGGCTTGCAGCGCCTGCTCCGCATCGCAAGGTTGCTGGCACCCGAGTTCGCGGCGGTAACCGCGCAGGGACTTCAGCGCCTGCTGGGCAGCTTCGCGTAGGGTGGTCATGCGTTGCGCTCCTTCAGCGTGGCCTCGATGGCGCGGGCGAAATGAAGCCTGCCTAGAACGCTATCCAAACAGTTGGCTGCCAAAGTCCAAATATCCTCCTCCGTCAGCCCTCGCCACTCG